GGTTATGGAAATAAATGGTAAAAAGGGGTGATAAAGAAATGGCTACAGGAAAGCCGACACGGGCAGCAGTAAAAAAAGCACTGTTAGAGCGGCTGAAGCAAATGAACGCTTGCGACGCGGCGAACAAAGACCTGCTGGAACAGTATTTGGATGCGCGGGACAGGCTCATGAAGCTGGAAAATGACTATACAGACCAATGGGACGAGTACGACGAAAACGGAACAAACGGGATCGCTTCGGAAATTGAGAACATGGGGAAACTCCTGAACGCCATGGGGCTGAATGAGACCACAAAGCGGAGGGAAAAAATCGAAGCGGAAATCCGGGAACAGTTGCAGGCCAAAGGTTTGGGCGGGCCAGTGTTTGAAGATCGGATTTCTCAGTTCCTGGCGCTGTGGGACGCATTCCAGGAGGCAAATAAAAGCCTCCGGGAGCGGGGACGAAGCTATTTCACCACCTCCAGTTCCGGCAAACAGTACGAAAAAGACAACACGGCAAGTCGGGATATTGTGACATTTGCAAAAGCTATGCAGGACGCGCTTGATTCTATGGAGATCACCGTGAAGGGGTACACAAATCCGGACGATGATGAGCTTTGAAAATTGATTGCCCAGAAATCACAACTTATCTCGACATGATTGAGCACGACGACGAGTACCCCGTGTGTAAAGAGCAGAAAATGCTAGGAAATTTCGTAAAAAATGTTTTTGAAACAGAAAATTTAAGCATAAACCATGAGCAACTAAGCAAATATTTAGGGTATCAAAAGTATTTTCCATACAAACTTTTCGAGTGGGAAATCTTTATGTTTACGCTCCACAACTGCGTATACCGGGAGGACGGATTGCTCAGATTTCCGGAGGCATTTTTGTATATGGGACGCGGAGGGGGCAAAAACGGATATCTGTCTTTCGAGGACTTTTGTCTGCTGACACCGGTGAATGGCGTGAAGGACTACCACATCGACATTTTCGCGAACTCTGAAGATCAGGCAAAAACGTCATTTACGGATGTTTACAACGTTATGGAGCGGAACGAGCGAAAGCTACAAAAATTTTTTAAGTGGAATCTGGAGGTTATCACGTCGAAACAGACAGGGTCACAGCTACGGTTCCGGACGTCGAACGCAAAAACCAAGGACGGCGGAAGGCCGGGCAAGGTTGATTTTGACGAGTTCCACGCTTACGAAAATTATGACGTAGTGCGGGTCGCAAAGACCGGCTTGGGCAAAAAGGAATTCCCACGGAGCACGATTATTACAACGGACGGCGACGTGCGGGACGGCCCTCTGGATCATATGCTGGCAAGAAGCAAGCAGATTTTGCAGGGAGCGATTCCGGACAACGGGTTACTGCCGTTTATCTGCAAGTTGGACAAAAAAGAGGAAGTCGGGGAGGAGCGGAACTGGTACAAGGCCAACCCGAGCCTACGGTACTTTCCAAACCTGATGGACGAGCTGCGGCGGGAGTATGCGGACTACAAAATGGACAACATCGGCAATGCTGCATTCATGACCAAGCGGATGAACATCCCGCAGGGCAGCATGGAAACCGAGGTAACGGCATGGGAAAACATTGTGGCTTGCAGCAGACCGGCAAAACGGGAGCCGGACGTATGGGTAGCAGGAATGGATTTTGCCCGTACAACAGACTTTGTAGCAGTGGTGCTGTTTGGACTGGCTGGGGATGAATGGGTCTGGCAGCAACACACATGGGTTTGCAGTCAGTGCAAAGACCTAAGCCGGATCAAGTTCCCGATTCAGGACGCCGTGGAACGGGGGCTTATTACCTGGGTAGAGGATGTGGAGATACCGCCGGAGTTACCGGCAAAATGGCTGTCCGAGCAAATGGCAGGGAAACGGGTGATCGGCGTGGCAATCGACGATTACCGATTCGGCATTATGAAAAAGGCGCTGGAGGGCGTCGGATTCGTGGCAGGAAAGGACGGAAACATTCTACAGGTAAAAGGGCGGAACATTATGCAGATTGCCCCAAGACTGATTGCAAAGCTGAACCGGCAGCAGGTGGCGTTCGGAGATGATGCGCTGATGCGATGGTACATCAACAACACCAAGCAGCTGCTGGACACCAGAGGCAATATTACCTTCGGAAAGATCGAGCCAAAGACGCGAAAAACGGACGGTTTTATGGCGGCGGTGGCTGCGGTGACAATGGTGGATCGGCTGGAGTTGGAGCAAGCAAACAACGCCATGGGGTTTGGCGTATTTACATTCTAAGTCAAGGAGGCCGGTATGGGAGCATTCCAAAGTTTTGTAGACTGGCTGTCGGGCAAAAAAACCGGAGATTACAAAATCGAGGCAGAGCCTGTGGCAGGAACCGCAGAAACGGCAGAAAAAATACTGGATATCAAAATGCTTATGATGGCAAGCGCTGCGGGGTATCTGGCGGCGGGGCTGTCTATGTGCCGGTGGCGCACGATTAAAGACGGTAAAGAGGAAAAGGGAGCGGAGTTTTTCCGGCTGAACAACCGGCCAAACGGGAACCAGAGCAAGGCGGAGTTTTGTGCGAGACTAGTATTTTGGCTAGCGATGCAAAATGAGGCACTGGTGTTTTCGCCGAACGGGAAGGACTTATATGTGGCAGACAACTGGAACGTGGAGCACCGGGGGACACAAACAGATATCTACCGGGATGTGAGCGTAGACGATGACACCCGGACATATACATTCAGCGCCGCAGAAGTCATGCATATCAAAATGGACTGGACGGGGCTTGCCCCACTGCTCAGCAGTATCGGAGACGAGTACGAGACCATGATCGGGACGGCATACGGCGGATACAGGCGGCAAAGCGGGACAAAGGGCGTGCTGAACATCGTGGGGCTGGAATCCGGCACGGAAGCCCAGCGAACGGCACTAATGAACCGGCTGCAAGCACAGCTCAAAACGTTTTTCAACAGCCAAAACGGGGCACTGACTCTGAATACGGGCTATACCTACACACCAATTGCGACATCGGCCAGGAACACCAGCGAGATGAACGATATCGCAAACATGACGGACGAGTTTGCCGAACGGCTGGGGCTGGCGCTTCGGGTGCCGGTGGCCTTGATGAAGGGCAGCGTAGAGAACACAGAAAATGCAAGAACCGATCTTGTGATGTTTGGCATCCGGCCTATTGCCCAGGCGTTTGAACAGGAATACAACGCAAAGCGACTGGGAGAGAAGGAATACACACGGGGGTCAAGGCTGTTTATTGACCCGCTGCCAATCCAGCTGGGGGACACCAGTGCACTTCCGCAGTTTTGCGAACGCATGACCAGCTGCGGGCAGTACAGCGTGGACGAGCTTAGAGACCTGCGTGGGGAACCGCTGCTGGGCACGCCGGAGGCGCAGAAGCACTATATTACCAAAAACTATGGTCTGCTGGAAAACCCGGATGAAGCGGCAGGGCAAGCCGCAGACGGAACACAGGGCTCTAAGGACAGCGAGACACCGGAAGGGGGTGAGACAACATGATCGTGCCATATCAGTTTGCGGCACCGGCGCAGGAAAACGAACCGGCTCACCTGTATATCCTGGGCGACATCGTAGAAGGCGCGTGGACTTGGCCCGGGGAAGGAAGCCCGGTGACACTGCTGGACAAACTGGGAGAATGCGGCGCAAAGGAGCTGATTTGCCACATTGATTCCTACGGCGGAAGCACGTCGGCGGGAATCGCCATGTACAACATGCTTAAAAATTGCGGGGCAAGCGTTACCACAATTGCGGAGGGATTCTGCTGCTCGGCGGCAAGCCTGGTGTTTATGGCGGGGGACAAACGGATCATGCGGGGCGCAAGCCTGCTCATGATCCACAACGCCTGGGCAAATGCAGCGGGGAACGCGGCAGAGCTGCGAAAGACAGCGGATGATTTGGACAAAATCAGCAAAACCGCCGCGAACATCTACCGGGAACACACGAGCCTGGAAGACGGAAAGCTGGAGGAGTTGCTGGATGCAGAAAGCTGGATTGACCCGGAGGAGGCCGTACAGTGGGGGTTTGCCACGGCGGTAGAGCAGGAGAAACCGCAGGAGGACGCGGCGTATTCCTCGGCGTTCCAGTGCATCAGAGATGCGCTGAGAAGAGAACCGGAACCGCCAAAGACGGCATTCCAAAAAATGTTTCGAAATTTTTTGTAAAGGAGCGAAAGCGAATATGGGAATCAAAATGACCAAAAGCCTGGAAGACAGCAAGAAGGAGTTTCGCGCTGCGTACTCTTCCGCCATGCAGGAGGGCAGCGAACAGAAAATGATTGCCTGCCTGGAGAGCTACAGCGAGAACGTGTGCGCGGCAATGCTACAGGAGGCACAGAGCCTGTCCGTGGCGCAGAGAAACGATGCAACCGTTCTGTCGGCAAGAGGTGTGCGGCAGCTGACCAACGAGGAAACCGCGTACTACAAGGCCCTGGCAGCGGCAATGAGAACGGACGTGTCCGGCGTGAAGAACGCACTGACTGACATTTCCGTCACCATGCCGGAGACCATCATCGACCAGGTGATGCAGGACGTAAAATCCAACTTTGAGCTGCTGGATGCCATTGATTTTGTAAACTCCAGCTACATGACCAGCTGGATTTACAACAAGCAGGGGGTACAGACTGCAAAATGGGGCGCTATTGGCAGTGCCGTTACCAAGGAGCTGTCCGGTGCATTTGGCAAAATCAGCGTGACCACCTGCAAGTTGACCGCATTCATGGCGGTGAGCCAGGACTATCTTGACCTGGGCGCGGCATGGCTCGACCGGTACGTGCGGGCAATCCTCACGGAGGCGGCTGGCACAACCATGGAGGCGGCAATCGTGGACGGCGCTGGCAACGCAGACAACGACAACTGCCCGGTTGGCATGACCAGAGACCTGGACAAGGGCAACACAGACGGCTCCACCGGGCTGACCACCTACCCGCAGAAGACCGCAACCAAGGTGACCAGCCTTGACCCGGCAACCTACGGCGCGATCCTGGCGAAACTGTCGAAGACGCCCACCGGAAGAAACAGAAAGGTAAATGGCGTGATCCTGGTGTGCAATCCGGAGGACTATTTTACCAAGATTATGCCTGCCACCACCTACATGACCCCCTCCGGCGGCTACGTGTCTAACGTTCTCCCGTTCCCCACCAGGGTTATTCAGAGCGAGGGATGCCCCAAGGGAAAGGCTGTGGTTGGCCTTGGAAGACAGTACATCGGAATGCTGGGAGCGGGCAGTAAAAAGGGCGTTGTAACCTATGATGACTCCGTACAGTTCTTGGAGGACAACAGGGTATACAAGATTCGGCTGCTTGGAAATGGACGGCCCAAGGACAACACCAGCTTTGAGGTGCTGGACATTTCCGCGCTGAAGGCGATGGCCTATAAGATCGTGCAGGAAAGCACCGGAGAAGCGGTGGGAGGCTAAACCATGGCACTGATGGAAGATGCGTTGGCGTATCTCCAAATCACCTGGCAAGACAAAACCCTCCAGCGTAAGCTGGAGGGCGGGATCGAACGAGGGAAAGTGCTGCTGGAGGAATACGCCGGGACAACGCTCAACTTTGATGTCCCGGGGACGCCGCAAGCGCTGCTGTTTGACTATCTCCGGTACGTGCGAAGCGACGCGACGGAGATGTTTGAGATCAACTATCAGCGCGACCTGATGCGCCTGAGAAACCTGTACGGCGTGAACGGAGAGGAGCTGGCAGAATAAATGCGGAAAATCGAGACTCCTCTAGGGCCGCAGACGTTTACGGATGGGCTTGCCATTTTCCACCGGGTAAAAAATGAAGCCGGAAAGGGCGATAGGCCAAAATACGCCATGGAGGAATTCCTCCGGGTGCCGTTTACCGAAAAAAAGGTAGGCGACGTAAGGTATTATGCGGCCATGCAGGCAGACAGCAAAATTTCCATGGTGATTCGGGTTCCGCGCGTGGCAGGGATCCAGCCGTCCGGGGACGTTGTTACGCTATCCGGCGATACAAGGCAGTACAAGGTGCAAAAGGTTGCACGGAATACCATGACGGTCCCGGAGAGCCTTGATGTGACGCTGGAAATCAGCAAGACACAGTACAAAACGGAGGTGGCAGACGGTGACAGTACAGGAGTTTAAGGACAAGCTGGTGGAGGCGGTCAGCGTGCCGGTCTACCACCTGATGGCGGCCCCGGACGACGAATGCCCCGTACTGTGCTGGCAGGAGCTGGAGACGAACAGCAGCTACGGTGACGATACGCCGGTGGCAACCGCAACGCTGTGTCAGCTGGACTATTACACCGAAAAGGAATACGACGAGCTTCCGGGCACCATACAACTGGAACTGTGCGACATGGACGTAAATTATCAGTTTGACGGCATGACGTATGACAATGACCGGGAGGAATGGCGGTATATCTGGACGGTGACGTTTCTGGGCGGTGTATAACGGTGGGAAAGATCATATTTACAAGCAATTCCAAAAAGCTGTTCGAGCTGGCGCTGGACGCCGGGGAAGAAAACGTAGAAGCGGCGGTAGAAGCCGGGGCGAAGCTGCTGAAGACCTACACGTACAACAAGGGCAGGGCCATGGGCGTAAAACGAACCGGAGATACGCTCGGGGCTCTAACCGTGAAAGCACCGAAAAAAGGTGCGGATGGCTGGGAATGCTACGTGACCTACACCGGGCGAAACCGGAAGGGAAACCGAAATGCGGAAGTTGCCTTTATCAACGAATATGGTAAACGGCACCAACCGGCAAGAGCGTTTAACCGACTGGCGGTAGAAACCGGAGAACAAGCAATTGTGCAGCGCATGGAAGACGTGCTGCTGAAGGAACAATAGAAAGGAATGATTTGATGGCAACCAATAAATTTGGCGTGGGCGTAAGACGGATGATGATTTTCCCGCTGAAGGCGGAGACGGATACGGCAATCCCCACCTATGATGCGATGTTGGAAATCGGAGACACCAACGCAGTAAAGGCAAGTCCCACCACTGCAAACGCAACCGCAGACGGAGATGACAAACAGGTGGCGAACATCTCCCAGGTGACCGGATGGACAGTGGAATGGACTGGCTGGGGCGTACCTGCGGAGACTGCTGGCAAGCTGTACGGCCACGCACTGACCGGCACCGAAACCAAGCAGGTGGATGAAAAAATGGAGGACATTGCGCCCTACGTCGGCATTGGCTACCTGCGGACTATGGCGGACAAGACCAATAAAAAGACCTTTATGGCCTACTTCTACTACAAGGCCCAGGCGGTGCAGGGGGAAGAGGAGAGCACCTCCGGCGGCTCCAGCTTGAACCTTGCGTCCACCACCGTAACCTTCAATGCAATCGAGCCGAGTTTTGGCCCCACCAGAAGCTATCAGGAGTTCCCCACCGAAGACGCGGCAGTGGAGTGGCTCAAAACCAAGGCCGGTCAGGCGTCGTAAGCCATGGGCGGCGTACTGAATATGCCGAGGGTGACACTCGGAGGATGGGAATTCCGGCTCCTGTGGAACGGACGGGCCATGATTGAGTGGACGCAACGGGAAGACGGAGACCAGGATATCGGCATGGAAAACCCGGAGCGGGTGGCGGATATGCTACACCTGATGGCAAGGGAGGCGTCTGCCGCGTGCAGCGTTTATGGCTACGACGCAGACCCGGTGCCGGACATGGACGAAATGAAAAAATACCTCAGGTACGCTGCAAGTCCATGGGAGCTACAAAGCGCGATTGCGGGAATCAATGCGGCCATTATGTACGGCACCCACAGGGACTACAAGCCGGAGGAAAGCGACATGGTGGACATTGACACGATCGAGTTAAAAAAAAACTAAGTGAAATGGGTGCCGCGCCGGACGACGACACGCTATCGGCGGCCAGCTACATAGCAGTGGGCGTCCGGTGCGGCCTTAGCATCCAGGAGACCTTGCAGTACCCGGTCGGGATCATCACCGATCTTTGGGAGATTTACAAGCAATCACACGGGCTGACGGAAAACGCAGATCAATAGGAGGTGGCAGAATGGCAAACGGGCGCAGCATTGCAACGAAAGTCAGCATTGAGGGCGAAAAGGCGTATAAAAGCGCAATCAGCAGCATCAACACGGCACTAAAGACCCTCAAAACGGAAATGACAGCGGTGACGGCAACGTTTCAGGGCAACGCCAACTCCCAAGAGGCACTAAGTGCAAAATTAAACACGCTGGTAAACACGCTGGCGAAGCAGCGTGAAAAAATAGAGACTCTGAATAAAGCAATTAAAGCGGGGAAAGAGGCTCAACAGCAGTGGCAGAACCAGATTGCGAAAACGCAGACGGCACTCGATAAGAACGCTGCGGAAATAGAAAAACTGGACAAAGCCACAAGCGGAGGCGCGGCTCAGTGGCTTACATATAAAAAGCAACTGGATGCAACGGAACAGGAACTAGAGGAACTAAAAAACACAGAGGGCGACACTACGGAAGCCCAGGAAGAACTGAAAACCAAGATTGCTGAGCTGAAAACGAAAATGAAGGAGCTGGACGACAGCACCGGAGGCGTTTCAGAGAAAATGGGGACGCTGCTGGAGGAACAGGAAAAGCAGACGCGCACCATGACCACACAGCAAGAAGGGCTACAGAAAGTAACAGACAAAACGGAACGCTGGCAGGCACAACTAAACACAGCAAAAGCGGAAGAAGCGAACCTGTCACGTGAAATAGAGAAAACAAACGGTTACCTGGACGAAACCAGGGGAAAAACTGACCAATGCGCAACCTCCATTGACAAGATGGGTAAGGAGGTCAAAGAAGCGGCAGCGGACATGGAGGACGGCGCAGACAGCACATCCCGTGTCAGCGAATCCTTTGATACGCTGTCCTCTATTCTGGTCACATCCGGCGTTGCAGAAGGTATCCGCAAGGTGGCGTCGGCACTGAAAGAGTGCGTGGATGTGTCGGCGGATTTCCACTATACGATGGCGACGGTGCAGGCCGTATCCGGCGCGACCACGGACGAAATGGGCAAGCTGGAGGCCCAGGCAAAGGACTATGCCGCTACCACGGTGTTTATGGCCCAGGACGTGGCGAACGCCTATCAGGTCATGGGACAGGCGGGCTGGACGGTAGACGAGATGCTGGACTCCATGGCGGGAACCATGAGCCTTGCATCGGCGTCCGGCGAAGACTTGGGGGACACAACCAACATGGTTGTGGACGCTATGACCGCATTCGGCTATGGCGCGGATCAGGCGGGACACTTTGCGGACGTACTGGCAAGAGCTTCGGCGGACACAAACACTTCTGTGGCCCTGCTGGGCAACAGCTTCCAGGCCTGCGCCACAACGGCGGGCGGCATGGGCTACAGCATTGACGACGTTGCGGTAGCTTTGGGTATTATGGCAAACAACGGCCTCAAGGCGGAGATGTCCGGCACGGCGCTGACAACAGCGCTGACCAGAATGTCCGGCGCAAATGAGACGGCAAACGGAGCCATGGAAGACCTGGGGCTGACCATGTTTAACACAAGCGGACAGGCAAAGCCACTTGGACAGTTCCTCGGGGAGCTGCGGGACAGCTTCGCGGGCATGACCGAGGAGCAGAAGATCAACAACGCCTATATGCTGGCAGGTCAGCGGGGCATGAAGGGACTGCTGGCCATCGTTAATGCCAGTGACGAGGACTGGAACAACCTAACAGAGTCCATTGCAAACTGTTCCGGTGCGGCGGAGGATATGTCCAATATAAAGCTGGATACCTACACAGGGCAGGTAAAATTGGCGAAAAGCGCGTTGGAAGGGCTGGAAATCGCGGTAGGAGACAAGCTGACACCGGCGCTGGGAGAGCTGGCAGAGGGATTTACAAAGGCTCTCAACGGACTGACGGGATTTGTCAACAACAACGAGGCGGCAGTACCGGTGATTACAGGCGTGGTGGCTGCGCTGGCAACGTTTACAACCGGGATCACGGTTGCGACAACGGCGGTAAAGGTATTCCAGCTGGTGACAAGCACCCTCGGCGGAGCGCTAAATCCAATTGCTTTGGCAATCGGAGGAATCAGCATTGCGGCGGGGCTGTTGGTGACGGATTTCACGGCGCTGGATGGTGCAGAAGAAGACTTCCGGGCAACACACGAAGCAACAATGGCGAGTTTTGACACCGAAACGGAAAACGTAGCGGTGTTGGCGGCAAGGCTGGACGAGCTGACAAGCAAGTCAAGTCTTAATGCAGCAGAGCAGGCAGAAGTGGAAGCAATCGTCGGAAGCCTAAACGAAAGTGTCCCGAATCTGGGGATTGAATACGACAAATTAACCGGCAGCGTAAATATGACAACAGACGCCATTGTTGCAGCGGCAAAGGCGATGGCGAACCAGGAAAAGATCACGGAAGACTATGAGTTGCTGAACACGTTGACCGACAAATTGGCGGAATCGCAAAACACCCTCGGAGAGTCCGAAATCAGCCTTGCGGAGGCGCAAGACACCTACGATACGGCGCTGAAAGAGTACAACGAGCACCTGGGAGAAGCACCAGGCGTTGTGTCAGAATATAAAGACGCGCTCAACAACGCAAAAGACGATCTGGAATTCTGGGAAGAACAGGTACAGAGGGACACGGACGCAACAAGCGGGTATCAGACAGAAATTGACAACACGACGGCGGAAATCAAAGAGCTGAGTTCTGCGACCACGACAGCAAGCGAAGAAAACGAAAATTTTGCGGAGTTTACGGAAGCCGCCGGGGACGCGCTGGAAGCAGAAACCGAGGAAATGAGGGAGGCCAACGAGGCCATGGCGGACATATACGCCAAGGCCAAGGACGCAACGGAATCCGGCGGAGACCTGCGAAGCGTTTACGAAGACCTGGAAAGTGAGTTTGAAAAGTACAAGGACACCGCGTCGGAGGCGGCGGTGAAGACAGCGGAAATACAGCTGGCGGCGCTGAACCTGAGAGCCACCAACGAGGAACTGATTACGCAGTATCCGGGGCTGGTGGCCGGGGTGGAGAGCCTGGGGATCCCATTGGAAGACCTCAGTCAATGGCTGATTAACAACGAGATCAGCGCGGAGGAATGGGGCGAAGGCGTAAACAGCGTTAAGGACAGCATTATAAACGGCTTCCAGAAGCTGAGTACGAATGCCGAAATTTCACTGTCGGACATGGCGGAAAACCTGGAGTACAACGTACAAGCATATCAAAACTGGGATCAGAATCTAACAGACCTAATGGCGGACGCAGTTGCGAACAACGATCAGGGTGCGATTGATCTAATCAATGTAATGCGGAATCTTGGCGTCGGGTATGCAGCTCAAGTCCAAGCGATGGTAGACGACACATCCGGAAACTATGAGAAACTGGCAGCCGCAATGGGCGAAGTGGGAGAAACCGGAGGATGGGCGTTTTACAATAGCACGAACGAAAGTCTTGCAAGAGTAGACGGGCTGTACGGAGAATACAGCGCCTCCGGAGCAGAAACATTACAGACGGGCGACTACGAAGGAGCCGGTGCGGCCAACGCAGAGGATTACGCGGGCGGGATCGAAGACCAGACCGGAACCGTGGAAACGGCTGCGGAGGCGGTCTCGGACGCCGGTGCGGGCGCTGCTGATGGCGAAAAGAGCAAATACAGGGACGCAGGCGGGAGCGCGATCACCCAGTTTAAAATTGGGATGCTGGGCAAGCAAGAAAGCGTTAATGTGGCGGCGCAGACCATAGCCTCCAGTGCAGCAAGCCAGTTTAATACCGTAAGCTGGTACAACGTTGGATACAGCATTGCAGCGGGCGTGGCGAGAGGAATCAACGCCAATAGCTGGATGATTAAACAAGCGGCGGAAAATGCTGCGCAGAATGCATACGAGGCAGCAAAGGACAGGCTGGGGATTCGGTCTCCAAGCCGGGTTATGGCGGAGGTAGGCCGGTATTATGACGAGGGCTTTGCGCAGGGCATTACGGAGCACATCAGCGAGGTAACAAAAGCAGCGAATCGAATGTCGCGGGAAAGCGCAACAGGCGTTTACGGGACGGGAAACCGTGCAGAAACGGAGAGGAAAAGCAAAGAAAGCGGGAACGGGAATCAGAAGCTGGAAAAAATACTGGAGCAGTACCTGCCGGAAATCGTAGAAAAGATGGACAATGGGAGCGGGATCACTGCAAAGGGGCTGGCAAAGGCGGTAGCACCATACATCGACAGCGATCTGGGAAGCAAGGAACGGAGGAAGCGCCGTGGCAACTAATCACTATCATTCGGTAGATTTTACAAGAGAGGCAAACGGAGAGACGGTTACGTACAACTCCTATGAGGATTGGGGGCTGTACCTGACAGAGCCGGTGGTAGTTTCCGCCCCGGAACCAAACACCTATATGGTGGAGGTTCCAGGGAGAAACGGAAGTCTTGACCTGACGGAAAGCACCATCGGGACAGTGACCTACCAGGACAGAAAAATTGAATTTCCATTCCTCTGCCGGAAGAAACGAAAGGAATGGAACAAAATCTACACGGACGTCATGAACGCGGTACACGGCAGAAGATGCGAGATTACGTGCAGTGACGATCCGGAGTATACCTATGAAGGACGGGTGACTGTGGACGAATGGGATGCGGACGGGACAATGGCATTTCCGACGCTTCGGGCGACGGTGCGACCGTTTAAGACAGAAAAAACAGAACGGGAATATGCGGTGGAGCTGTCGGCGGAAAGCGAAAAGAAAATTAGGCTGATAGGCGTCAGAAACGATATGTATATGCTAAACTCCGGAAGCGGGGACGCAAAGAAAACGGTGATTGTATTCGGGTCAAAGAACGTGAGGAGCGTTGACTGGAGCCTTTTCAAGGCGCTGACGGTGGAATACGACAAAAAACCGGGGAGAAAAGTAAGAATCACAGTTAGTACCGAAGGGCCAGGCGCGGGAAGCGTGGAGCAGGTGCAGAGCACACATTACGCCTGGACGCTGGAAAAAGCCAAAACGACAATCGCTTGGGAAAAAATCTACAGAGTAACTGTGGAGGGAGATGTAAGCAACGTAAAAATATACGGGACGCTGCAAGCAAACGCGACGATCACGATAGAAGGGTCGGCCAAACCAGCTATCCCAACCATTGAGACCAACGCAGACGTAAGGATTACGGTCAACGGGCAGGGATATGACGTGACAAAAGGCACCTATTTTAACGAAAACATTATAATCCGAAACGATCCGGTGACGTTTGCAATCGCGGCGAAGGATGCAGTGACCGGCGGCGAGACTGTGACGATCCGGTACAGGAGGGGAAGCTTGTGAACGTAAACAGCAACCCGGCGCTGTGGGCCGTTTATGCGGGGGATGTATGCATCGACCACCCGAATCTGTACGATCAAGGGCGAGTGGTAGCGGACATAGAAATTGACTTGGAGGTAAACGCTCACGGGTCAATGAAGTTCACGGTGCCGATTACAAACCCTGGGTATGATACGGCAACACAGCTGGGGACAGTTGTAATTGCAACATACGGCGGAAGAAAAGTATTTCGGGGGCGGGTGGCGGACACCACGAGGGACTTTTACAACAATGTAGAGGTGTACTGTGAGGGGCACTTGGCGTTCCTATGTGACTCCATGCTGCCGCCGTTTGCTTACAAGGGCACGGTAACAAGCTTTTTGCGTTTTATCCTGGACACCCACAATAGCGAGGTGGAGGATTACAAAAAGCTATACCTGGGGACTGTGACGGTGACAGACCCGGACAACAACGGGGTGCTGGTACGATCCAGCGAGTCCAGCATATCCAGCTGGGAGGCGGTTTCGGGTCGGCTGATTGATATGCTGGGCGGCTACGTAATGGTCAGGGAGACGGACGGGAAATATTATGTGGACTACCTGGCGGAGCTGACCGAAAAAAGCAACCAGACCGTAGAATTTGGGGAAAATCTGCTTGACCTGGAGGAGCACATTGACGCAGAGAACATTGTGACGGTGCTATACCCGTTCGGGGCGCGGATTGAAGAAAACGGAACCAACGAAAACACCTACGACAAATATACAGAAGAACCAGAAGCATCCGGGCTGACACTGTGGCACGGAAACCGGGTGACGGTGCGGGAGGCCAACGGCGGAACCATGTATGTGGAGGACGCGGACGGAATCAAGGTCTGGGGAAAAATCTGGGGGACAAACGTATGGGATGACGTGACGCTGCCAAGCAATTTGCTGACCAAGGCAAAAGAGTGGCTCAAAAACCAGGTGAAGGCCACGACGACGATCGAACTGAACGCCGTAGACCTGCACATCGCGAACATTGAGATTGACGATATCCAACTGGGGGAAATCGTACACGTGAGGTCGGCACCGCACGATCTGGAGACGGATATGCCGTGCCTCAAAATCCATCTGGAGCCGGGGGCACCGGACAAAAGCACGGTGACGCTGGGGGCCACGGCAACGGAGCTGACGAGGAGCATTGCAAAAGAGAAGCAGGAGGCCACGACACCGGAGGAGATCGTGAAAAAGGTGTGGGAGCGGTTGACGGCGGCTGAGGGGGTGGCGACGTAATGTACACCATCAAGCGGGAAACGCTGGAAGCGATCACGAAGAAAATCCGCGAGAAGACGCACAGGACGCAAACGATCCTCGGGGAGAACATCCCGGCGGAAATTGAAACGATCTGGGCCAAGCCACCGAACATCAACACAAACGGCGGCGTAAGCCCGGACAGTTCGAATTTTGACGGGGCGATGGCGGCAGTCGTTGCGGCCACCACATATTGGAACGCCAAGGCAAGCGGAACCCGGGCATTTGCCTATGCAGATGGATATGGCCCGATGAAGCCAACCAATCCCGACGGCACCGGAAGACTGTCTGATGCTTCTGGGGCGGGTGTGATGGACTGCTCCTCCTATACGGGGTTTGTGCTGCGAGGAATTGGGTATCTGAATAGCCCATTTGCCGGGATTACTGGCCCGAACCAGAGCTATAACCCAAAAAACGTCCACGCAACAAGTGACGCGTGGGCAGAGACGTACTTTGACAAACAGCCTACTAACGCGGACGTGGCATACACGGCGGACAAATACAAAACGTCGGATGGGTACCTCCGCATTGTGACGGCATCGGACATTGCAGCGTACTACGGGCGGATGGCGCTCACATTTTTCCCTGGAGAACGAGACGTGAAGCCTGGCGACCTGTGCTTTTTCTACAAAACAAACGACAACGGAACACTGGTATACCCAAAGCGGTATTTTGGGATCAGCCACGTTGGGATGATGATTAGCGAGGGGAAATTTTTAAACATTACCAGTTACCCGGCAAGTGGGAACCTGATTGTAACAAGCACGTCAGCAAGAGCACCATTCTTATACGCAAGGCCGCTGTACGGGGCGCTGGAAAACGGCGCACGCGGAGACTTGAGCGCCGGGGCAACAGACCTTATCCCGGACGTTTGGGCGGGGATACCGCAAGGGAACAGCACCACAAACGGGCTGGGGTTCACACTAACCGGAAAAAAATTGAGCCTGAGCGGACAGGCAACGTCCGGCATCACAAAAACGCTGATTTCAAAATCCTGCCCGGTGCAGCTGCCGCCGGGGGCCTACAAGCTATCCGGATTTGTCAACGGGACGGGAACCAACACAAAAAATCCAAATCATTCTATGTGGGGACTGAGGGTATACAATGCGGACACCGGTGATGGAATTGCAGGGACTACAACCAGCAGTAACGGCGCCAGCACGGCGGACAGAACTCCGGTATGGGATGTCGGTGGTGGGGCAATGTTTACGCTAACGGCAACCACACGAATTTATATCAATATGTGGCTGACATCGAGTATGGCGCTGGATGGGATTTCTGCCAATCCGACTCTATACCGGGCATAGTAGGAGGGAAAAATGGAAATTACACTGTCAAATGGGAAAGGCCATTTTTATCAGTGGGACACTGGGCAGTCTATCCAGGTACCGGAAGGTGTTCCAACCGTGCATTTTAAGATGCACGGTGAGGGTGTTGCATTTCAAGCGGTTGACAGAGTGGTTGCAGTACCAGACGAACTTTTGCAGCTAGAAAACGACATCATATTATGGACGTATGATACAAACCATACGATAGACGTTGCGAGAGTCCCAGTTAAGGGACGGAACAAACCCGCCGACTACGCGTACACCCCCACGGAGGTCAAAACGTGGGAGCAGCTAGACGAGCGGATCAAGGCGCTGGAGGAGGGCGGCGGAGTTGCAGGCGTTACCAGTGTCAACGGCAAAACCGGCGTGGTGGAATTGACTGCGGAGGACGTGGGTGCTGCGACCCCTGAGGGCGTTACCAGCGCCGTTGACGCCGCTGCCGAAAAGCTACAGCCGAAGGGCGATTATATCACGCAGGATGGCTTGCAGAGCGCCACCAATGCCGCACTTGCGCAGGCGAAAGCGTCCGGGGAGTTTGATGGTGCTCAGGGGCCTAAAGGAGATACCGGGCCACAAGGGCCACAAGGCGAACAAGGGCCTAAAGGAGATACCGGGCCACATGGCCCCGCCGGTGCTGGGCTGGATGTCACCGGCGCAACCGTTGGCCAGACCGTCAAAATCTCTGCGGTAGATGCCAATGGAGTGCCGACGGCGTGGGTGCCGGTGGATGTGGTGAGCGGAGAGAAGTGGGAAAAAATTACGGAAATCGAGTTGACTGACGCTGCAAGCCTGATAAAGATCGACAGAGACACAGAAGGTAAGCCATTTGCGCTAAAAAGGGTGATGATAGATTGCATCGTCAATATCGACAAAACCAGCATGATGACAAATGCAAAGGTACAACTCAATGGGGATACGGTGTGCAGTAACGCGCAAAAAAACTTTGCCGATAGGACAGTAGGATATCTTGCGTTTTACGCCGAGCTGATTCCTGGGAGCGGCGCGATAGTTTGGCAAACGATGGAAGACAACAATTTCAACTGGAGCTCCCCGCTGCAAAAAATGGGCTACAAATACAACAGTATCTGGAAAAGCAATGCAATTACATCAATGACAATAGTGCCAAATGACGGGAGAAAAAACTTTGGCATCGCAGGCACAAAGATTAATGTGATTGGGGTGAGAGAATGAAAATTTGCGAAAACGGCACAATCCGCGACATGACGCCGGAAGAAATCGCGGCCATGCAGGAAGCACAGTTTGAAATGGAGCGCAACGTTGCGCCGCTGACGGACAGCGCAAAACTCGCATTGATGCTGGCGGCAATCCAGGAGGAACCGGTGCCGACGGTGGCACCAAAGGTTGGGTACAAGTGGCAACCGGTGTACAGCTCGTCCGCTGGATTTGCCTGGAAGTTAGTGGAAGACCCTGACGCGCTTGGCACCATGAAAAATCCGCTGCGCTGGACGGAGGGGCATGAGGTCAAGGCAGGGTATCACTATACCGACGGCACACACCTCTATGTCGCGCTGGAGGACGGTGTGCCTACAGGAATTGAAGACGAAACATATTTTGCGGAGGTGTAATTATTGGAGCTTGTAATTGCGATCGCTCCGTCTCTCATCACCGGAGGACTGGCATTGGTTGGAGTCGTTATCACCAACCGCCGGACGGCGCGGGAGATGCAGGCCACCCTGGAGCAGAAACAGGCGGTGACGGACACCAAAATTGAGGAGCTTACCCGGGAGGTCAGGGAGCACAATGGATTTGCGCGACGGATGCCAGTCGTTGAGGAGCAGATCAAGGTAATTAACCATCGGATTAAAGATTTGGAGGATGATAATCATGACAATTAAGACAAAAACGTGGTGGAAAGCCGCCGGTATCCGCGCAGTGAAAACAATCGCGCAGACGGCTGTAGCAATGATCCCCGCCGCCGTGACCATCGGGGCGGTGGATTGGGTAACTGTGGTAGGCACTGCGGCGCTGGCGGGCATCGTGAGCTTGCTGACAAGCGTTGCAGGACTGCCGGAAGTGGACGTGGAGGAGGATAACAATGCATCTGTATAAGCATTACAGCGTCAATAATCCCTGCTACAAAAACAACGTCAACAAGGCTGACAGCCGGTACACCACGTTCCAGCAGCGCGGGCCTCTGGGGCTGATGCTGCACAGCGTGGGGTGCGCCCAGCCCAGCGCGAAGGTGTTTGCAGATCAGTGGAATCGGGGCGGAATTGAGGTTGCTGTGCACGCAGTGCTCCAGGCGGACGGCACCGTGTATCAGTGTCTCCCGTGGAATTATCGCGGCTGGCACGCAGGCGGAAACGCCAATAACACCCACGTGGGCGTGGAAATGGCGGAGCCGTCTCAGATCAAGTACACCGGCGGAAGCACCTTTACTGTGCTGGACAAGGCAGCGGCACAGGCACAGGCACAAGGCACATACCAGGCGGCGGTGGAACTGTTTGCCAAGCTCTGCTATGACTACAATCTTGACCCGCTGGCGGACGGCGTTATCATTAGCCACCATGAGGGATATCTCAGGGGTGTGGCTTCCAACCACGGAGACCCGGAACATCTGTGGAAGGGGCTTGGCCTTAGCTACACTATGGACGGATTCCGGCGTGATGTGAAGGCCGCAATGCCGACTGCGTCCGGCAGTGTCACCAATAGCCGCAAGTATGCTATCGGCTGGAACAAGGACGATAAGGGCTGGTGGTATGCTGATTCGGAGGCAAGCTACTACCGCGATTGCTGGGCTAGAATCAAGGATAAGTGGTATCGCTTTGATTCTGATGGCTACGTGCTGGAGGATCAGTGGTACGTGGACAGCAAGGGCAAGAGTTATTACCTCGACCTCGGCGGCGCAATGTTGGCCAACATGGTTGTGGGACTTAACGACAGCGGCGAGCTGCGCCCGATCGAACAGTACTGCCATCTGCTGCGGGATGTACCCAGCGGGTACCGGCAGGAGCTGGATAAGCTGATTGCGGCCGGGAAGCTCAAGGGCAAGCGCGGGGAAGGGGATGATCTGGTGCTGGATATGCCGGAGAGTATGGTGAGAGCGTTGATTATCCTGAGTCGGTAACAGGAGGGGACGGAGATGCAGATCAAGGACTATACAACACCAGAGCTGGAGTATTTCAGGGCAGCCTGCAATTTTACCAGTCTGGAGCGGGAGTTTTTCGACCTGCGGGCGGCGGGAATAACGATCGAAAGTTGCTGCGACGCGATGGGGTATTCCATCGGCGGGATACGGCACATTTCCGGACGGGTAAAACAAAAAATGAACAGGGTATAGAAAAATCCCCCGCCTTTCGGTGGGGGATTTTTCTGCCCATTGAGACTCCACTCAATCACCACTACGAGAAAAAGGGGAACTACAATTTTTAGGGCATGATCATTTCAATCCACTGATGCATTGTCCAATCTATTTATCGAGGCATCCCCACTAACGTGGGGTTTTGACTGGCATATGCATCAGACAGCAGGGGCTACCTGCAATTGCATTGTAGCACGCTGGCTGCAAAATGTCAATAATCAGCCGGCCAATTCGGCTGATTTTTTTTTGACATTTTGAACCCGTTTTCTTGTACCGCTTAAATCAAATTGCGAATTCTTCACCGTACTTTTCCTCATGAGCCTTGCAGTATGCGTCAAAAAACTCCTGTTCTGTGCAACCTCCGATTTCCATGTGCAGTTTTTCTCTGATTTCATCGTCCATAAATTGCACGCACTCGTCGAAATCTACCTGATCGTTGTTATAAGTTACATACATTGTTGTTTCCTCCTAATTGATTTATTAAGTATCTCCCTTAACTGTCTCTATTATACCGCACACCGTGCGGATTGTCAAGCGTTTTCTTCAACTTTTTTTAATTTTTTCGCTGGCCATTCCCAACAATCTGATGACGTACTGGGGGGGCTTTCGCTCTCCCATTTCCCACGCCTCATAGGTTCGGCTGGGAATTCCAAACGCCTTTTCAAACTCTTTTTGTGTAAGGCCCGTGCTGGCCCTGATTGCCTTAATCTGCTCCGCTGTGGTCATATCTCACCCTCCTTAAGCCACTTGTTGACATACTCAACTACAGTGTCCATATCAATATCATCCAGATCGTTATCATCTTCGGTCAGCCCCACCCCTGCAAGGATTTGTTGGGCATCCTCCAGCGAGACCCGGACAATGTCTTCGGATAATTTATCGTAGATGGTTAGCGCTACATCGTAGTCAGTCATTTTTGTTTCCTCCTTGATTGGGTATCTCCATTAACTGTTTTTATTATACCGTACAATGTGCGGAATGTCAAGAGCAAAATGATATTTTTTAGAGATTTTTATGGGATTTTTTCCGCATGGTGGATGCAAAGGGGGCGCGGTATGATAGAGCCAGGAGGTGAGGCGGATGGCATATGGGTATGGAGCCTACAATGCCCCGTATCAGGGCTATGGCAACTACTACAACCAACAGCCCCAGCAGATGCAGAAATATGAGTTGGTCCATGTAAAAGGCCAGGGCGGAGCAAATGCGTTGGTCAACCAAATGGCCCCAAATAGCGGGGTTGTTGCAATGGATGATACAGCACCACTTGTGTGGCTCTGTCAGGTTGACGGAGCCGGGTGCCGAACCACGCAGCCGTTTGATATATCTCTGCATCAGGAGACACCGGAAATTGACGTAAAAACGCTCGAAGCACGAATTGCAAGATTGGAGGCAGCAATCAATGACAAACCCGATGAGCCAATTCCTGCGGAAAAACCAGCAGCAAAAACAGCAAGCAAATAACCCGCTTGCCATGATTTCAGAGTTCCGCAAGTTCGCCGCCGGAATGACTCCGGAAGGGGCAAAACAGCAGGTGGAGCAACTGCTCTCCAGCGGGAAAATGACGCAGGAGCAGTTCCGGCAATTGAAAGCGCAGGCAGAGCAATTCTCACAATTCTTAAAATAACCCCGGGTGCGCAACGGGATTATATAAATTACAAAAGGAGTGATACAGTGGAAAACTATTCTCTTTCCGATCTCGCGGCTGTGACCAAGGACGCTGACGGAATGGCGGGCAACGGTGCATGGTGGATCATCATCCTGTTCCTGTTTGTCATTATGGGCGGCGGCTGGAACGGCTTCAACCGGCAGAGCGATTTCGGGCAGTATGCAACAGCTGCAAGCCAGCAGGAAATCCTGTTTGGGCAGCAGTTCGGCCAGATCAATGACCGACTCACCAACATCGGGAACGGCATCTGCAATCTTGGATATGAAATGCAGGGCAATTTCGGTCAGCTGACCCAGACGGTGATGACCACTGGGAACAGCATCCAGAGCCAGCTTGCTCAGTGCTGCTGCGAGAACCGGCTTGCGACTGCGAACCTGTCCGCGCAGATTGATCGTCAGACCTGCGATATTACCACCGCGATTCATGCGGAGGGCGAACAGACTCGCGCCATGATGCAGGCGAACGAAATCCAGCAGCTCCGCGACAAGGTGAATTCGCTGGAGGCAGACAACCGCATGTACGGCGTAGTGCGGTACCCTAATGGGTACACGTATACAGCTGGGCCGTCCCCGTTCTGCGGCTGCAATAGCGGCTGCGGGTGCGCATAACTAATAATCAACCGCTCTAACAGCGATAAGCCCGGGGCGGATTTGCCCCGGGCATTTTTGAAAGGAGAATACTATGAGTTGCAATAACCGGCTGAAAAACAGCCACTACAAATCCGCGCAGAACGCCTACAACAATACATCTCAGGCATTTGCGGCTACAGGAACGCCTATTAACGTGCTGGGCGTGCTAAACACAGATACTGGGTGCTCCATTGAAACTGTAACCGGCGGGTTCAACATCGGCTCGAGCGGGCTGTACCGGGTGAGCTATGACGTTACGTTCACGCCGTCTGCGGCGGGTGTAGCGACGCTACAGGGCTACAAAAACACTACAACCCTCCCGTGTATGGCAGCCCAAGCAACGGTTGCGGCAGACTCCATATACACGCTACACGCGGAAACAACGATCTATATCCCGGTGTGCTGCAATGGCATTCCGACGATCAGCGTGGATATTGGCGGTGTGGCTGGTGCAATCTCTCACGTTTGCGCAAGTGCCGTAAAACTGGCGTGAGGTGATTGCCATGAAATCAAAGCTCAAGGAATACAAAAGCAAGCTAGAACATGAGCTTGCAGAATATCTGGCGCAGCCAATCGGCACGCGCTCGATGGCGGCGGTAGACGCAATGATAGAGTGCTGGGAACACGTAAACGACATGGAACATTGCGTTTGTCATGGCGAAAAACTGAGTGCTGACGAAATCAAAGAATGGTGTGCCCACATGAAAAACGAGGATGGTAGTACCGGCGGACACTGGACTATCGAACAGACCTCTGACGTGGCAAAAACCACAGGCGTTGTGATGGAACACATCACTCCTAAAATGTGGAATGTTACCATGAATATGATGTATTCCGACTACTGCGCGGTAGCAACGAAGTTCGGGTGCAACAAGCCTGAGTTCTATGC